GTTTTTTTGTGCGTTTTCCGACTGGTTACCGGCTCGGTGCCTATGCTGTTGTACTTTTCGTACCTCCACATATAGCCATGACAAGTTCTATTCCTGCCTTTTACATTATTTAGGATTTGGCAAGGCTTACAACCAATTTCGCGGGCAGCGTCCGAAACGCAATCCCATGCCTTAACGAGAGTTCCATCCAAGGAATATTGATATATTGGTTTTGCAGCATAATGGGATTTCCCAAGTCTACCCTTGTTAATTGGCTGCTTCCCGAGAACATCAAAACTGTGCTTGATGTTTTCCGACGCAGTAACCCATTCAAGATTTTCTGCACAATTGTTGTGCTTGTTTCCATCTTTGTGGTTTACTTGCGGTTTTCGTTGCGGGTTATCTACAAACGCTTGTGCGACAAGAATATGTATAGACTTATTTTTCTTTTCTGCGTTTTTGCAGAGCACAACGGTGTCATATCCTGATCGATGGCGCTTCTTTGCCAAAATCTTTTCTTTTCCGGTATGGTTGTAGTTTAGGCTTTTTACTTCTCCAAAATCGCTTATTTCATAAATCCCCTCATATCCATATATAGGTAGCCACATACAAACGCCCCTCCTTCACATGGTGGATTTGTTTATTTCAATTGCATCACAACTATTTGCAAAATACAATATCTGCGCAGATTTGTATAATAAAATAATTTTCAGAAAGGAGAGATTTATATGTCTCTTTCCGATGGTACTCCCATGATGACGATGCCTGTCGCTCCCGCAAACGGCGGCAATAGCGGCGGCTTCGGCTGGGGAGGTGACGGCGCATGGCTCATTATTCTCTTCCTCATTTTTGCTGTCTTTGGCTGGGGCGGCAACGGCTGGGGCGGTAACGGCAACGGCGGCGGCGTGGTCGACGGCTATGTGCTGACCTCTGATTTTGCCAATGTCGAGCGCAAGATCGACAGTGTAAATCAGGGCCTTTGCGACGGGTTTTACCAGCAGGCGCAGCTTGTCAACGGCACCAACATGGCGATGGCAAACGGCTTTGCACAGGCCGAGCTTTCCCGCAGCAACCAGCAGGCGGCGCTCATGCAGCAGCTCAACGCCATGCAGATGCAGGCCGCTAATTGTTGCTGCGAAAACCGTGCAGCTATCGCCCAGGTGCGCTACGACATGGCGGCGCAGGCGTGCGACACGCGCAACACCGTGCAGAACGCCACGCGCGACATCATTGACGCGAACAACCAGAACAGCCGCGCCATCCTCGACTTCCTGACGCAGAGCAAGCTCTCTGACCTCCAGGCCGAGAACCAGGGTTTGAAGCTGGCGGCAAGCCAGGCGGCGCAGAACAGCTATCTTGTCTCGCAGTTGCGCCCCTCTCCCATTCCGGCCTACACGGTGCAGAACCCCTATTGCTGCAACCAGTTTGCCTGTTGCGGCTGCTGACAACTGCATAGCATAGCTTTTTGTTGGCGATGTTTTGTTGACGTCAACAAAATGTTCGGCCCCGTGCCGATACTGGCACCAACGCGGCGGGGCTATTGCCTCGCCGCTGTATTTTAACAGGGTCGATTTCGACCCCTTTAGAAAGGACTGATTATTTTGGCAGAGTACACAAACGCGAATATTGTAAGCGTAGCCGCAGGGCAGAACGTCCCCTTGACCGAAACGGCGGTCAATAGCAAGCCCTGTATTGTGCATAGAGAAGGAAGCAGCCAGATCACGCTGCGCGGCATCACCAATCAAAACCGCGCTCTGTTTCGGGTCTCCTTTGGCGGCAACATCGCTATTCCCACCGGAGGCACGGTTGAGGCCATCACGGCGGCGCTTGCCATCAACGGAGAACCGCTGACCAGTGCAACGGCTACCGTCACGCCTGCGGCGGTAGAGAACTACTTTAACATTTATGTTTCCGCGCAGGTCTGCGTCCCGAAAGGTTGCTGCCTGACGGTCGCAATGGAAAACACCAGCACTCAGGCCGTCAACTTCGCCAACTCGAACCTGACGGTTGAGAGAATCGCGTGAAAGGAGAATGGACATGAGTAAGAAAGCAATGTATGATCTGCGCAATATGCTTTGCGAAGAACTCGACGAGCTGGCGCGCAAGGGCGATCTGGGCGCGGGCGACCTTGAGATCGCGCACAAGCTGACCGACACCATCAAGAACATCGACAAGATCGAGATGATGGAAGACGACGGTTATTCTCGCGACGGAGACTATTCGCGTCGCTATTCCCGCGATGGCGATTATTCCCGCGACGGTGATTATTCTCGCGGCGGCGACTGGCAGGCCGATATGCGCGGCACTTACGGCAGGGGCAGCTCCTATGCTCGCCGCGGCACGCATTACGTCCGCGGGCACTACAGCCGCGCCGACAGCATGGAGCACCTGCGCGAGCAAATCAACGACATGATGCGCGAGACGGACGACGACCGCGTAAAGGAAGCGCTGCGTCGTGCCGCGAGCCTGATGGAGGAATAAAGGGGGTGCGTCCCCTTGATCGACGAAAACGAGGTCAATCTGTGGATATCGCGGCTTGAGACGGAGGAATCGAGCTGGCCCAATTATCAAAAGCTGGCGGCGCTGTACATCATCCAAAATCAAAACGCGCCAAAAGAACCGGAAAGGCCAATGTTGTATTCGGCAGCTCCGGCGCCGGTCAAGACCTATGCGTCTGAAACGGTAGGCAGCTACGGCGACAGCGATTTTTTGCGCGCAGTGGCAGATGTTTCACCGGACAAGGCGTGGGAGATCATGGACGAGCTGATGGACAGCTTGAAAATCGTCAATGAGCGCGTGTACAACAGCGTGATGCGGAAGCTCGAAAAATAAGAACACCCCCGTCGTAAGGCGGGGGATTCTTTTGGGCAAAATTTACCTTTGGGAACACCAAGGGCAAATATGCCTAACGTGGCGTTACAAAAAACGCGCCGTCGTCATCTGCGTCAATTCTCCGGATAAAGCGCGTCCAGAATTCCTTTTTCTCTTCCCGGGAATAAGTGTCATATTCAGCAAGTCCATTTCGGAGCGCGTCAAGGTTTGTCTTCGGCTTTTCCTCTACCGCTTCAATGGATTTCTTTAATGTGGTGTACTCTTTCTTGTATTCGTCCAACTCGATCAAGTCGTTAAGATAAAGCGTTTTCAACTTACCCATTTTCTTGCGTATCGCGTCCGCGCTTTGCGTGGGCTTTTTTTCTGCCTTTTTGTAATAGCGATTGTTTCGCTCGGCAATCCCCTCAAGCTCATGCAATAAATAATCTTCCAACGCGTCTTCGCGAACCCTCTTTTTGTGCTGGCACGCGGAGTTGTCAAGCATTCGCGTCCGGCATCGGTAGTAGGTATAAATCTGCTTTGCCGTTTCCGACTGCATCGTTTTTCCACACTCTTTGCAATGCAACAAGCCCGAGAATAAATAAACTCGATCTGTCTCAACTCCCGCGCAGCGCTGCGACCGCTGGCGAAGAATATCATTTACAATGTCAAAATCCTGCTTGCTCACCAGGGCGGGGCAAGCGTTCTCGATGCCGTACACCTCGCCGATATAAAGCCGGTTCCGAAAATAGTTTACATACTTGGTATACGCCCTGTCAACCCCCCACGTCTCGAGCATATACTTTTTTACGCCCAGCACGCTTTGCAGTCTGACATACGCCGCAAACATATCTCGCGCGGCATCTGCCGTATCGTTATCAATCTGGTATTTCCTGTCCTTGATGATATACCCTAAAGGGGCTTTTGACCCTGCCGGTTGGCCTTTTGCACGCTTGCCGTCGTTGATAAATTTGACTCGCTCGCTTGCGCGGTCGGCCTCGTCCTGCGCGACAGACAACATGATGTTGACCTTTAAGCGCCCCGACGCGGTGCGCGTCTCATAGTCCTCTTCCGTCGCCTGCCATGTTACGCCGTATTTGTCCAGCTGCGTTTGCACATCGTAGTACCCGGCGACGTTTCGGAACCAGCGATCGAGTTTAATAAACAAGATCGTGTCTACCTTCCCTGCTTTGCAATCGTCCAGCAGCCGCAGGAGCGCGGGCCGCTTTTTGTACGGCTTTCGCGCGGATATGCCCGCGTCCTCATATATGCCCACCACGGTCATTTTATTTGCTTTGGCATATCTTATCAGCGCGTCACGCTGCTCTTGCAGGGACAGCCCATGCCGCGCCTGCTCCTCGCTCGTGACGCGGATATACAATGCCACTCTCATCGAATCCCCCTCCAAAATCCGTAATCTATACAATGAAAATCAATGTACACGCACCACGCAGCGAGAAAAACGATGATAACAAACATTACAGCAATCGCGCCGTTGCGGATATGGACACCGCGCCGCATGATCTCAATGGTATCGGCCTTTGCGTCAACATGGCGTTCCAGCTCATCATTCCGCGCTTGCAAAGTTTCCTCGGTCGGCGTCAGGTGTTCGGAAATCCCGAACGATTCATCAAGGGAGATTCCAAGCACTTTGCAAATCGCAGCGACTGTGTAAACTGATGGGGACTTAGATGCGCGGGAGAAAAAATTTTTTACTGTTTGCAACGGTAAGTCTGCTTTGTCAGCAATATCTTGATGCGTTAGTCTTAACAGGTCTTTTTGCTCCTGACATCGTTTCTGAATGTTCACTTAACATCATATCCTTTCAGTGCAAATGTTACACTTTTTTGTAGCAATGAAATTTGTCGAAAGCTGTCAAAGTGTCAAATCTAAGCCTTGAAAGTGCAGTGCTGGGTGCTGTACGGTAAAGACAAGCAGCGGCGGCCGATCCCCGCCGGCTGCAAAAAGCCCTCGCCGTTGTTGCAGAGGCGGCGAGGGCTAACCTTACTTCATACCAAGGAGCTTGCCAAGTTTTCTTTGCCGCCCTGCTTTGGTCGTTGGGATCCCAGTTCCTTTTGAAATTTTCCTTTTCATCTTCGTGATTCCGAGCGCACGTTTCCAGCTAAAAGACAAACCCGGAATTTTCATTACTTGTTCACCACCTTTTCAATTTTTTCAATCATCTTATCGCATAGCTCGTGTCCATGCTTCAAACTTTCTTCTGGCATTTGGGCGGCATACTCGTCCACAATGGCAGCAATGCCTTGAGCCTTTTTTATTTGCCCTCGAGTTAAGCCGAGAATATGCACAGTTTCTTTTTGAATGTACCGAGAAAGAAAATTGTTTGTATGGGTAGCCTTTTCGTTTTGTAGCATTTCGGCGCATTCGTTCGGGGAAACCCTTCCGCCAGCCATACACTTAGTATCGCCACCTGCGACCTCTGCGATCTGCGCTACGGTTTGCTCTGCAAGCTTGTACCGGGAAAAGTATGTTTCGATGTTATCCGTATCGGCAATGATGCGAATGCAGTCCGCAAATATTTGCGATTGACGCTTAACAAAGGCAGTTTCCGCAGCGGTCATTTTTTTCTTGCCGAAAAGCGAGCCTAAAACACCCATTTACGCTCCCCCAATCTTTTGCAAAATATCATTTTGTTGCACAGCGCCGTGCAGCAAACGCCTGTTGTGGGAATAGGTATGAATACCGAAAAGGAGGTCAAAACATGGACGCACAGGTGCAAGCGGCGGTGGCGCTTTATCTGCTCCTAACGCCGAAGCAGAAAGACGAAATGCTCGCGCTGATTGAGCACATCCTCGCGGAGGAGGAGCAAAAAATAGCCTTAGAGCCAAACGGAGGGACGCAAGATGTTGTGTAACGACGCGAAATGTGATACAATAAAGTATCAAGAAATGCTGGCAGAAGCCTTTGACTTAATCCAAAAGTTATCCGACGAACAACTTCAAAAAATCATGGAGGCTCTAAAATGAAAATTTGGGCGATCAGTAAAGAAAAAGGCGTCGAGTATGAAATCGGCCTGGAATGCGACGGCATGGATCGCGAGACCGCAATTACCGAGCTTTACCGAATGGCGCGAAACCTGTTTACCGGGGAACTTGAAGTGTTTTGGAAAGAGGGCGAAGCCGGAAAGGCCGCATTTTAACCGTTGGCTTTCCGCTTGCACTCGATCACGGCATTTAACTGCTTCGAGATCGCGTCGCAATTTGGGTTGAACCGCTCTATCAATCCGCTGAGTTTGTCGACCTCGACCGCCATTTCCTCGGTTGCCTTTGCCCGATAAACGGCGACGGCATCGGTCGCGGCATGGAAATCCTTCGGAGACGGGTGTTTTGCGTAAAGGGAAACGGCAGATACCATTTTGTCAAAATCGGCATCGCAGGCCGTTTCTTTTTCGTGCGCCCATATTGTTTGCAGCTTTTTTATTTCTGACTTTGCCGCCTGTTTTGCAACAACCCATGCGACAATGCCGGAAATAACAGCACAGCCGAGTGAAATGATGATTTCTTTCATTGGTCTTCCTCAAAAGCAGCGCGACCCATTTTTATAAACCGCTCCAGCTTTTCCGGCGGCAATGACAACACAAACTGAATACCGGCCTTCTGCAACTCCGTATAGCCCTCGCCCTCTGTGGCGGGGGCTTTTTTTACGCCTTTTTCCGGCAGGACGGGAAGCTCGTCTCCGTCCAGCTCGGCAAGGGTGATGCCGAAATGGTCGGCGATCTTCTGGCGGGTCTTTGGGTGCGGAACAACACCGTTATCAAGCCAGTTAATAAGAGACGACTGACTGCAACCGAAAAGTTTTGCAAGTCGGTAGTTGGTTAGATTCTCTTTTTCTTTTATATACTTCAAGTTTTGTGCAAAGCTCATAAAAATATCCCTTCAACTTCGTCACAATAATACTTCAACATATATTGACTTATGCTTCAACTTAAAGTATAATCTTTTTCGTGGATAGGCAATAAGAAACCTGACCACCCCGGCAAATCGGGCTGGTGAGAAACATATAGTTGTCGCAAACTTAGAGTATCACCATTGCTCCAATTTGTCAATAGAATACTCTAAGTTTGGAGGTGAAAAAGTGAACGCTACTATTAACGACCGGTTGGAGAACGCTCTGATCGAGGTTGTTGAGAGGTTTTCGAAACAGAGTTCGACCGCCGCAGAGGTGGAAGCTCTTGCAGCGGTCGCACAGGTGTTGGCTGATATGCAGAAGGGTTAGTTTTTGCTGTTAGACAGGGTCAACAGGCGGTCGTAGATTTCCTCGAAGAAATCAGCAACATTTTTCCCACCGGCTTTGTCGGAAGATGTTGTTGAGCTTGTCATTTTGGCAATGACGATTTCTTTTGCGGTATCAAACGCATACTTTTCAACAGAATTCAAGATTTCACCCCCTTTCAATACTCCATTTTACCACGCGGGAAGTAAAGGGGGCAATACTTAGAAAGGAGTTAATGAATTGAGTTTTCCTGAAAACCTTGCTCGGCTGCAAGCCGAGCGCGGCGAGACGAATTACCGTCTTGCAAAAGAAATCGACGTATCGCAGACGTCGATCAAAAACTGGAAAGAGAGCGTGTGCCGCCCTCACCCGCGCCAAGTCAAGAAGCTGGCAAAGCACTACGGCGTTACCGTGGACGCGCTGCTAAAATTCAGCGACGGGCAGTAAAAAATGCCCCGCTCGGTGTACCAGACCGAACAGGGCGAAGGAACAAATCTCAGCACAGATATTGTGTCCTGTGCTCATTGTAACACAGGGGAAAGGAAAATGCAATGAGAAAAAAACCCGAGTACAAGATTATCTGGGTCACGCCCCCTGACCCCGTAAAGCTGGGGACGATCATGGGCGAGATTTACGCACGCGGTCGCGGCCTTGAGTTTGTCGGCCTCGTGCCGAATGAGAAGAAGGGAGAAAAGCATGGCTGATACGCTGTTTTTCGGTGGCATCGCCGCTGCGGTGATTGCGCTCAACGGCTGCGACTTCAAGACGAGCCTTGCCGTTATCGGTGCGTGCGCGGTGTGTAAGGTGCTGTATGACCTGCTGCCGTTTATCGACAGGGGGTACAGACGGTGAAATTCACTCCGGAGGAAATAGAAGAGATGCGTCGGGCGGACGAGGAGATCGAGCGAGATTTCCGATGGACGAATGATGAGCTGGCGGCATCGCGCAGGAGAGATGCCGATATTTTGCTATCCCGAAAAAGCAAAAGGGGCCGCAGCATCGCCGAGTATCAGCGGGCTTATTACGAGGCGAACAAGGATAGCATCGCCGAGAAGCAGCAATGGATCAGACATAAACGCTTAAATCGCGGATACAGTCAATATGAGTTAGCGGAAGCCATAGGCAGCTCTCAGGCGATGATTTCGCGGTTGGAATCGGGAGACGTGAAATTGGAAACATTTTTTGCAAAAGATGATCTTTGCGCTGTATTGGGGGCGCGCTTATGAGAAAACCGGACAGACGCACCCGCGAGCAGCGCAAGGCTGACGCTTCGGCGCGCATCGCCGCCGTCTGCCTGTTCCTCGCGGTGCTGCTGATTCTCTTTGCGGTGCTGACGGTCAAGACCACCGGGCAGCCGCACAAGGGCGAGCCGCCGGTTGTCGAGGACAAGCTCCCCGGCGAGGACAAGCCCGCAGAGGGGAGCGCGGTGCTCGACATCGGCGAACCACTCGGCGAATTTAAGCTGACCGCCTATTGTCCGTGCATGAAGTGCTGCGGCAAGACCGACGGCATCACGGCGACCGGCACGACCGCCGCCGAGGGGCGAACGATCGCGGTTGACCCTCGCGTGATCCCTTACGGCTCCTCCGTCACGATCTACTTTGCCGACGGCACGAGCCATACATACACCGCCGAGGACTGCGGCGGCGCGATCAAGGAAAACCGCATCGACGTATTCTTTGACAACCATCAGGCCGCGCGGGAGTTTGGCGTCCAAACCGCTTACGTTTACAAGGAGGAGGCAGCATGACAGACGATGTTATCACTCTGCGAAACCATCTTCGCGTCGGCGCCCAGAACGCGCTGCGTCGTTGGCAGCTCTGCGAAATGACCGGCTGGACAGACCGGCACTTGCGCAAGGTGATCGAGGCGGCACGATGCGAGGAGGACGGCGAGGAGTACTGCATCATGAACTTTGGCAAGGGCTACTACTTATCAAACGATCCGGCAGAAGCCGAGGTGCTCCGCAAGATCGAGATGGCGCGGATAGCGTCCATTGTCGGGCGGACATACGGCCTGTCGGAGATGATACGGAAAGCGGGGAGGTCGTAATTTACATGGTTTACAAATGCGAAGCCTGCAACGCGATCTTCTTTGAGCCGTACACTTATCAGGTACGCGAGAACCTTGACGGCGAGAACGGCATAGAAACGCGGACGGTCGCCGAGTGCCCGTTCTGCGGTGAAGAATGGGTTACGGAGGTGGAAGACGATGCCGAATCTGGATGACGGCACTTCCGGCTATTTGAAAGGCACGGCGTCGGTAACGACCTATTTCCCAATCGACCGCAAAGGAACAGCATACATCGCCTGCGAAGCCTGCCGGTTTTACAGACGGTCAAGCAAGCGCTGCGGGCTTACGGATGAAGTCATTCCGTGGCCGGACAAATACACCGGGCGAAACTGCCCGCTTACTTTGGAGGAAGAAGAAAATGGAGAACCTTGGAATCTATGAAAAACTCTCTGCAATCCAGCAAGAGCTGAAAGCCCCGAAAGGGCAGTTTAACAGCTTCGGCAAGTACAAATATCGGAGCTGCGAGGACATTCTTGAGGCGGTCAAGCCGATTTGCGCGAAGCACAAAACCGCGCTCGTTCTGCTCGATAGCATTACCGAGGTTAACGGTCGCTTTTATGTGACCGCGCAGGCGCAGCTCCACGACTGCGAGAGCGATAACGCTGTTACTGCAACGGCATATGCCCGCGAACCGGAGAAAAAAACCGGTATGGACGAGAGCCAGATCACCGGAACGGCATCAAGCTATGCCCGCAAGTACGCGCTGAACGGCTTGTTCTGCATCGACGATACGAAAGATGCGGACACGGATGAGTACAAGCAACAAGAGAAAAAGGAAAAGCCGAGCAAGGAAAAAATGCAGTCCTTCAACCAGGCGTACAAGGAACAGTTTGACTACACCTGCCAAGACTGCAAGCAGCCGATCACACCGCAGTCCTTTAACGGCAAGCTCTATCGTGTGAGCGACATCTCCAAAGGCGCGATGAAGAAATACGGTGTTCCGCTCTGCTGGTCTTGCATGGAAAAGAGGAAAGCCAATGAAAGCCCGACTGCATGATCTATCCCTTGCGCGGGATGGTGGGTATTTACTCACCATCGCCACGCGGGAGAATATCGGGCCGCTGTTTGACGAGCTGCACGAGACAGACGTTGACGTGACAGTGAAGAAGCACCGCGAAAAGCGTAGCTTGGATGCCAACGCTTACGCATGGGTATTGATGGACAAGCTCGCAGAAGCCACAGGAACGCCTACAAGCGAGGTTTACCGGCAGGCCGTGAAAGATGTCGGCGGGAACACAGAAACCGTCTGCGTGCGCGAGAAAGCCGTACAGAAGCTATGCGGCGGCTGGAACAAGAACGGTATCGGCTGGCAGACGGAAGTGATGGACAGCAAAATTGACGGCTGCAAGAACGTGGTGCTGTATTACGGTTCGTCTACCTTTGACACAAAGCAGATGTCCCGCCTGATCGACAACATCGTGCAGGACTGCAAGGCGGTAGGCATCGAGACCTTGACCCCACAGCAGCTTGACGCGCTGAAGGAGGATTGGCGATGCACAAAATGACAAAGGCCACGTCCATCCCCAAAAGCGTCAAGGAGGCCGTATACGAGCGCGACGGCGGGCGCTGCATCCTCTGCGGGCGGAACAACGGAGAGCCTGTAGCGCACGTTATACGGCGCTCACAGGGCGGCAGAGGCATCGAGCAGAACATCGTGACGCTCTGCCCCTCCTGCCACAGAGCCTTTGACGAGGGGCCGCAGAGGACAGCGCTATACGCCTGCATCGTCGGCTACCTCAAAGCGAAATATCCCGGCTGGACACGGGAGGACATGATTTACAGAAAAAACAGGGAGGAATTGAAATGAGCTTGAACAGGATCAACGTCATGGGACGCATTGGAAAGGACCTTGAGCTGCGCCGCACGCAGAGCGGCAAGGCGGTCACCAGCTTTCCCATCGCCGTCGACCGCGACGGTAAGGATGCCGGAACGGACTGGTTTGATGTGGTCGCGTGGGAGCGCACGGCGGAGTTTGCCGCGCAATACTGCGCCAAGGGGCGCAAGGTAGTGGTAGACGGTCGCTTGCAGGCGCGAGACTGGACCGACAAGGACGGCAATAAGCGCCGCGCGGTTGAGATCATCGCCAATAGCGTGTACTTTGCCGACAACAAGCCTCAGGAGGGACACGTCGCATACAGCCCCGCATCAAGCAGCCCGGGCGAGTTTAGCGAGGTCGAGGATGACGGAAACCCCCCGTTTTGATGGAGGTGCAGCATGAGATACGATGTGTTGATTTATGACAGCGACAATATTTTGAACGCTGCCGACCCGTCCGGAAATTTAATCCGCATCATCGGATTAACGCAGTCTGAGGCAGACGATATTGCCGACATTTTGACGCAGCACGGCGTTTCGATTGGCTTGCTCCCCTATAAGGAGTGAGCGCATGGCGGATATGACTTACATCAAACTCTTTGTCGATTACTTAGACGCAATAGAGCCACTCGGTGACGCTGAGAGGGGGAGGCTTTTCACTTCCTTGTTAGAATACGCAAGGACGGGCGAAGCCCCGCAGCTTGGCGGGAACGAACGGTTTCTTTTCCCTATGATGAGGGCGCAGATCGACAGGGACAAGCCAAAATACAAGCGAGGAGAAAACCACCCAAACTGGAAAGGCGGGATAACACCGGAAAACCAGAGAGAACGCGGTAGCTCAAAATACAGTAACTGGAGAAAGGATGTCTTTTCTCGGGATAATTATACTTGCCAAATTTGTGGCATAAAAGGAGGAAATCTGAACGCACACCATATAAAGCCTTGGTCGGCATGCAAGGAACTACGGTTTTCTGAGAAAAATGGAATTACCCTCTGCGAATCATGCCACAAACAGATACACAGGAGAAAATGAGTCATGGGGAAATGCTATGTCAAAGCCTATTATGACTGGATTGAGCAAACAGCCGCTTTGTCAGATGCCGAGCGAGGGAGACTATTTATCGCCGTACTGGAATACGCGCGGTCAGGTCTTGAACCAAAACTCGACGGGCGGGAAGGCATTCTGTTTCCGGTATTCCGAGCCACATTAGACCGAGATAATAAAATTTCAGAAACCAATTCAAAAAATGGTTCGCTTGGCGGGCGTGGCAACAAAGCGTACGAAAGCGGACGAAAGCAAAATAAAGCGACCGAAAGCGAACAAAAGGCTACTAAAGACAAAGACAAAGAAAAAGACTATATATCCCCCTCTCCCCCCTTACCGCGCACGGCTCCCACGTTTGACGAGGTTGCCGAATATGCCAAGCTGCGCGGAGGTCTTATTGACCCCAAGCCATTCTACGAGTTTTACTCCGTCGCCGGTTGGAGGGATACCGAGGGAAAGCCGGTCTACAACTGGCAGCAGAAATTCCAGCTATGGGAAAAGCGCGAGCTGGAGAAGAAAGGGGGCGCGATGAATGGACATGGTCACGATACTGGAAGAGATGCGAAAAAATGGAACGTCCCCGGAGCCGTCAATCTCTGACGAATGTCCACTCTGCGGCGGCGTTGGATACACCGTGCGGAGGTCAGCAGACGGAAACGCGGAGTACCGGGAATGCGAATGCGCCATCCGCAAAAGGAATCTGCAACGCATCGAAAGAAGCGGGCTTAAAGAGCTTTTGCAGAGATGCACGATGGAGAACTACCGCGCGACTGAGCCGTGGCAGAAGCAGGCCAAAGAGGCAGCGGAACGCTATCTTGCCGATTGGCGCGGAAGATGGTTTTACGCCGGAGGAAGCCCCGGGAGCGGGAAAACGCATCTTTGCACGGCGATGTGCGGGAAGCTCATGGATGCCGGATTACCGGTGCGCTATGTGCAATGGCGTGCGGATATTCCGGCCATCAAAGCAAAGGTCAACGATGCCGCGGCATATCAAGATGCCATTGACCCGCTGAAAAGCGTCAAGGTGCTGTACATCGACGATTTTCTCAAGGGGACGGCGACAGAGGCCGATCGCAACATTGCGTTTGATCTGCTCAATGCTCGGTATATTAAGCCAAGCCTTGTGACAATCATCAGCTCCGAGTGGACGATCTCGCGCGTGCTGGACTGGGACGAGGCGATAGGCTCGCGCATTGCGGAGCGGTCGAAAGGCTGCGTGCTGAATATCACCGGGTCAAAAAACTACCGGCTGAAATGAAAGAATGCCCGTTAGGAGGAGACATGACACGACAAGAAGCAATGGTCGGTTTCTGGATTATATCGGAGTGAGGTATTGAGATGAAGGTTTTAGTTGCCTGCGAGGAATCGCAAGAAGTCTGCAAGGCATTTCGGGCATTGGGGCATGAGGCATATTCCTGTGACATTCAGGAACCGTCCGGCGGACACCCTGAGTGGCACATCTTAGGCGATGCCGTGGACGTTGTCAATAGACCTATTGGTGTTATCACCACAATGGACGGTGAAACGCATATTGTTACTTGGGATTTGCTGATCGCGCACCCACCGTGCACATATCTCAGCAATGCAGGGGCGCGGCACTTGTGGAAAGGGCATCAACTGCAACCGGACAGGGTTATGCTTGGGATAAAGGCACGCGACTTTTTCATGGAGTTTTATCGCGCCGATATACCGCTTGTGGCGGTTGAGAATCCTGTACCGAGCAAGCTTTTTGTAATGCCGGAATACTCGCAAATCATCCAGCCATATCAATTTGGACATCCGTACACTAAAAGAACGTGCTTATGGTTGAGAAATTTACCACCGCTGGAGCCGACCAATATTGTTGAGCCGACAGCAACATGGTGTCCGAGTGGCAGTTACAGCCATAAGCATGGGGAACAGCACAAAGGCATGTTTACCACGGATAGGGCCAAAAACCGCGCAAAGACCTTTCCCGGCATCGCCAAAGCTATGGCGGAGCAATGGGGCGGAGACATTAGGGAGGAACTATGAGAGGTCAAAACCTCGTAAATGCGCTACGTGAGCACATTGAGCGAGCGGCTGGTAACGAGTGGGGAGCGTCTATTATTACACTGGGCGATAACCTTTCCGCCGCCGCTGACCTGATCGAAAACCAGCAGCGACACATCGATGCATTGATGCAGGCAAACGCCGGACTGCGGGGCACCGTTTTGCGGCGGGATGCGAAGATCGAGAAGATGAGCGCAGAGCTGGCGGACGCGAAAAAGGAAATCAAAGAATTCTACAACGGATATGACCAGCCGGATGCTTCCAGCAGTAGGCTGATTGCCGCAAACGAGAAACTGGCGGCAGACCGGAAAGCACTTATCAACGAGCTATGCCAATACTGCGGGAAGTACAAACGAGCACACGAGGGTGCCTGTGACGGGTGCAGATGGAGGGAAATGTGATGGATGCTGTGAAGTTTGTAAGGGAATATCTGCGTATGTGCACAAAGGTTGATGAGTGCGAGAATTGCCCTGTATACAAGACTGACTTTTGTACTGTACCTGCTCAGGATCGTTCACAGGAGAGCGCGGAGGAGATTGTAAAGCTGGTCGAGGAATGGTCTGCTGCGCACCAGCTCAAGACGCGGCAGAGCGTGTTTCTGGAGCAGTTTCCAAATGCGCCAATATATACGAACACACATAACGTTGCTTTAGACCCATGCCTTGTTGATACAACGTTACGCGGGCATTGCCCGACTGGAAGAGGCTGTGATATTTGCCGCCGCGAGTTTTGGATGCAGGAGGTGGAGTGATGCAACGCCTGACAAAACATAGCAAGCAAACATCGCACGAAAACGGTATCTGCTGCACACATTTTCGCGGCCCCGAATGCCTCGAAGTTGGCGGGAACTGCGCCATGAATTGCAAGTGGGAAGAAGCGGCGTGGAGCCGCCTCGCCGCCTACGAGGACACGGGGCTGACGCCGGAAGAAATTAACGATTTGGCGAGTGTGCGGGAAATATCGCCAGAAGCAGAATACGCCATCAACAAACACGCTGACAGCATCATCGAACGGCTCGACAAGTTGCTCGCGCAGACAGATGACGATGTCCGCCTGCGCGAGCTGGCCGAGGCAGACAAGGACGGTCGGCTGGTGGTGCTGCCGTGCGAGGTTGGAACCGCGACATATTATATCCACTATCCGATTGCGGTTTACCCAGATGAAAGCGAACCGGAAATTAAGAGGGGTATCTTTACTTTATGCGATTTGGATCGTGTTGGGCACTCCGTATTCCTCACCCGCGAGGAGGCGGAGAAAGCATTGGAGGCGATGAAAGATGACTGACATGGAACGCAGAACCTTCTGCACGGCGCTCAGCCGCTACGGTGCGCAGGCGCAGATCACGATGGCCTTTGAGGAGATGGCCGAGCTGCAGGACGTGCTGTGCAAGTTTCTGCGCGGGCGCGTGGACGGCGACACGCTTGCCAACATTGCCGAGGAGATCGCCGACGTCGGGATCATGCTCGACCAGATGGCGATCGAGTTTGAGGTCGAGGACGCGGTGGCGGAGCAGCGGGCACACAAGGTCCAGCGGCTGCGGGAAAGGATGGAGAATGATGCCTGATTGTAAAGCGTGCGGGTCGTGGTTTGCGGCAGTAAATAAACGTGAGTCCCTATGCCCGATCTGCGAAAGGGCATTGGCACGGTTGGCTGGCTATGCTGCGCCGGTGGTGCATGGGTGCTTCGAGCCGTGTTTTGACGAGAACGGTAATTGGCGGCAGGGCTTTGCGAAATGCTCGAATTGCGGCAAGGAATACTACGCACAGGTAATCAACCATTTTGGTTACTGCCCCAACTGCGGGGCGAAAATGGACGGAGGTGCGGACAATGGCTGAATACATTAAGCGGGAGGCGTTGCTGGACAGCATTTGCTATGAAACGTGCGGGATAGCGTTTTGCGGCGCTACGAACTGTGCTTTTATGGAAAAGGTTTGCTCTGCGCCCGTTGCCGACGTTGCGCCCGTGGTGCATGGGCGGTGGATTTCGTGGGAAGAAGCAGGAAACTTTGTTCGCTCACCAGACAGGCACGAGTGCTCTGTTTGCCACGATGCGGCGCAAGTGCTTGTAAATGGGTTTGAATTGTTGTCGGATTACTGCCCCAACTGCGGCGCGAAGATGGACGGAGGTGACAGCGATGAGGCTGATTGATGCTGATAAATTCATTCTGGCCCTTATGGATGCGTCCCTATCTTCCGTTGACGAGGATACAATCCTTGATTTGGTTGATAGCGTCCCCATTGTGGATGTTGCGCCGGTGGTGCATGGGCGGTGGGAATACATCCCGCAAACGCTTAACACGCTCAGTCAGCTTAGGTGTCCGTTTTGTGGGTGGTGGTCTCTTGACCCGTCTATTGATGGTACTTACAACTACTGCCCCAACTGCGGGGCCAAAATGGACGGAGGAGCTGACCATGAGGCTGATTGATGCAGAGTTATTGGAAGAACAGTTTGGAATTTCCGATGCAGATATTTTGGCAAAAGAAGAAATCCGATACGCTCCCACCGTTGATGCCGCGGTCGTGACGCGGTGCAAGGACTGTAAGCATAAAGGGTGGGTACAGGAGCCGTGCCACGGTAAGAGCGTTGATTATTGCAAAGTCTGGGACTGCACTTTGCGGAATCTGGAAACGACGTTTTGCAGCTACGGCGAGCGGAAGGAGGGGACAACACATGACTAATGAAGCGAGAGAGTTGATTTACAAGGCCAAACAACAAGGCTGGCTGAGCGGGTTTGATTTTTCTATTCTCATACAAAGGTTACTTGTGTCTGAACACGGCTATGTCATGGACACAGGGAATTGGGAGAATGCAAATGCCGAAGTCGCATTGAGGTTGGCAAGCAACATAGAGAAACAACCGCTGATCTGGAAGCTGCTCTTTATGGTTGCGTAGGGAGGACACATGCTGACAATTACGATTAAAGCCAACGCCCCAGCCGTCGACGCAAAGGTGCGGCGCGAATATGGACGGTGAGCACATGATCCGCATCATAATCGACATCGAAGAACACGGCGACAAGCTGGCGACCAAGGAGGCCGTGGCAATGGCGCTTGAGCAGTTCGGCAAGGTGCGCGTGGTCCTCGTATCGGACGGGAGGGAGAAATGAGCCTGACGGCATCTGACCTTGCGCGTCTTGGGCCTGCGGCACAAAAACAGGTGGTTGAAAAGGTACTTGCTCAGAAAACGGGCAAGTACCACAACCGCAAAACCGTGCGGCATGGCATCACGTTTGACAGCAAGCACGAGGCAGACCACTATGATGAGCTGCGGCTGCTGCTGAAAGCGGGGGAAATACACGATTTGAAGCTGCAGCAGACATACAAGCTCGTGGGGGCGCAGAGGGCGCCCACAGGAGCCGCTGTGAGGGCAGTTACATACATAGCCGACTTCGTGTATACCCGCGACGGGAAAACGATTGTAGAGGACGCAAAGGGCTTTAAGACAAAGGACTATATCATCAAGAAAAAGCTGATGCTGGAGCGATTCGGCATCTGGGTGGAGGAAGTATAAATGGCAGAACAAAGTTCGACGCTTTGCTGGTCGTGCAAATACGCCTGCGGGAAATGTCCTTGGTCGGAATGCGACAAGGAAACGCGGAAGCTGAAGTGGAGGCCGGTGGAAGGTTGGCGCGCGATCAAAACAAAGGTTTTGATGAATTCTTGCGGCGGCGCTCGCAGGCATTACGAAACAAGCTACATTGTCACGGCCTGTCCGCAGTACGAGGTGGGATGATATGAGCTGCTTTAACTGTCAGGAGCGGCATGTCGGCTGTCATTCGACCTGTGAACGATACGCTGCGTGGCTGCAAAAAAAGAAAGAGGCAAAAAGCAACGAAACGGCCAGCATAGCCGAAGAAAGCGCGATGATTAATTACATTCAGAGGTCAAAAGACCGATACAAACGGAGGGTGGGGAGAAAATGATTGAATTTCCCTATTGCGTCTATCCGGCGCTGAAAAAGGTTTTCTGCGAGCGGCAGTACACGCGCCGCCAGCTTGCCGATGCGGTAGGCATTTCCAAAAGCAACATCTGGTGGTGGCTGTCGGGGAACAATCAGCACACCATCGACGTGATCAAAGGCATCCTCAGAGAGAGCGGTCTGACGTTCGAGGAAGCGTTTGGAGGTGCGGAATGAAGGTAGGCGACAAGGTGCGGGCGCAGTTTATGACGGTGCCGGAGGAGTTCCCGGGCAAGGCGCGCGGCGAAAAGCTGTATCCGCTACGCACCGGCGTGGTGACGTACATCCATCCGCAGAGACGCTATGTGACCGCGGCGATCATGGTAGACGGCAAGGAGATCAAAGAGAGTTTCCGACCGGAGGAGGTGCTGGCATGAAATGCGAGTTATACCATGACAATTTTCAGAATTTTAAGCGATACAATATTCCAAAAGCACAGCTTGTAATTGCGGATATCCCCTATAACATCGGCGTGGACGCCTATGCAAGCAATCCGATGTGGTACAACGGAGGGGATAATAAAAATGGAGAAAGTAAGCTTGCGAAGCAGAGCTTTTTCCACACGGACGGAACATTCAAAATTGCGGAGTATATGCACTTCTGTAATCGTATGCTGCGCAAGGAACCGAAGGAAAAGGGGCAGGCTCCGGCAATGATCGTGTTTTGCGCGTTTGAGCAGATGCAAACCGTGATCGAATACGGAAAGCGCTACGGGTTCATGAAAAGCTATCCGCTGTTTTTCTGTAAAAATTACTCTGCACAGGTGCTGAAGGCCAACATGAAAATAGTAGGTGCAACAGAATTTGCGGTTGTCCTTTATCGGGACAAACTGCCCAAATTTCGTAACGTTGGTTCGGATGGCGAGCGGCACATGGTATTTGATTGGTTCGCGTGGGAGAGGGACAAGCGCAGTCAATATCCAAAGGTGCATCCGACACAAAAGCCGGTTGCGGTATTGAAAAAGTTGATCTCCGTGTTTACAGATCCCGACGATGTTGTGATCGACCCATGCGCCGGAAGTGCATCGACGCTTCGCGCAGCTTATGAGATGGGGCGTAATGCTTATGGGTTTGAGGTGGACAAGGGATTTTACGAGGCAGCGAAAGAAAAGATGCTTGCTCCACTTTTTGAAAAGCCTGAATTTGAGCAGATCGGAATGGGGGATGTGGTATGAACGCGTTTCCCGAGCGCTTGAAGCGCTTGCGGGAGAGAAAGAGAATAAAGCAATATGTCTTATCTGAACTGTGCGGTCTGCACCGTGACGCGGTGAGGCGGTACGAGGCGGGGGAGGCTACGCCCACAACGGACGCATTGGAAAGCATTGCCGACAAGTTCGGGGTATCGGTTGATTATCTGCTCGGACGGACGGATAATCCGATGACCGTGGACGATTATCTAAAAAAATTTTGAAAATTCCCCTTTTAAGGGGAAAAATAAGAAAAACCTATGCAAAAATAGAGGCGTGATGGGGCGAGGCTCTTCACGCCTCTGCTTTTTCATCTGTTTCCTCCTCCCTTGATAGCCCTCCCTTCGGGGAGGGCAGTTGAGGGCAAAAAATGACAGGACTCCTCGCACCTCTCAACGATGTGTCCCAGGGGAGACATTTGGAAGTGTAGCTCAACTGGTAGAGCCCCCGGCTGTTAATCGGGTAGTTGTAGGTTCGAGTCCTACCGCTTCCGCCAATGCGTATGGTGCCACGCATAACGGACCTTCCCTGTGCGCTGTATGTAAGCGGCAGGGCGAAAATATTTATTTTTTAACTGGCTCCGGTTTAAATAAAATGAACGGATGCGACCGACATACCGGCGCAGGGCTGAAAAGTTCCGTGGTTATCCGGCGCTGCTGTCTTTGCGAGGAGGCTGAGGCGGTAAATGGATGTGGCGCGGTGACGGCAATCGAGAGATTAGGCCGTTGCGTAGGCCGGGCCGAACAGAGCGCAGCGCCGGAGACTGTGTAAGTATCACGCCCCTTGCGGGCATAGAGTAACCCTTCGGGGCGGGTAAAGTCTGCTATGTAAGGCCAAGGGGCGGGGGCTGGTAGCAAAACGAAAGGGAGTGAGCGTATGGCTGGCGGAGCGCCAAGAAAATGGAAAAGCGTAAAGGCAATGCAGGAAGCTATTGACGCTTACTTTGAGAGCTGCAAAGGAACACCGCTTATGATTGACGGCAATGTTGCCACAGATAAATACGGAAGGCCGATTATTTTAGACGAAAAGCCGCCGACGGTAACAGGGCTGGCGCTGTCGCTTGGGTTCACAGGGCGGCAGGCGCTGATTGATTATCAAGCAAGGCCAGAGTTTGCGGACACGGTTACGCGCGCAAAGTCCAGATGTGAAGAATATGCCGAATCTCGGCTCTACGACAAAGACGGTGCGAACGGCGCGAAATTCTCGCTTGGCTGTAATTTTGGGTGGCGTGAAATGAACGAGACAAAAATAAGCACGGATTCCGTCAAGGTGGTTATTGATGTCTGATATTCTCTTGTCAGAAAAAATCGGCTCGGCTTTTTACGATGTGGCTCACGATGTGTTTCATCATGGGCACACGCACTACGATTTTAGCGGCGGGAGAGGTTCGCTGAAGTCGTCCACGGTGTCTGTGCTCGTCCCCCTGCTGCTAATAAACAATCCAGGCACGCACGCGCTCGTGCTGCGCAAGGTGGCAAATACGATCCGCGATAGCGTGTATGCGCAGTATATCTGGGCAATCGGTGAACTGGGCATGGCGGCGTATTGGGAAGCAAAGGTCTCCCCGATGGAGCTGATCTATAAGCCGACCGGGCAGAAGATCATGTTTCGCGGCGCTGACGACCCGATGAAGATCAAGTCTATCAAAGTACCGTTTGGCTATATCGCCGTGACGCACTTTGAGGAAAAAGACCAGTTTGCTGGACGTGCGGAGATACGAACGATCTTGCAGTCGACCATGCGCGGCGGCTCGATGTTCTGGAATTTTGAGAGCTACAACCCGCCGATTTCGCGCGACAACTGGGCAAACAAGGACAGCTTGGAGGAACGCGATGACCGCCTGTGCCACAAGTCAACGTATCTGCAAGCGCCGCCTGAGTGGCTGGGAGAACAGTTTCTTGCAGAAGCGGAACACCTCAAAGAGACGGACGAGCGTGCATATCAGCACGAATACCTCGGCATTCCGGTCGGCACGGGTGGCAATGTGTTTGAAAATTTGGAACTGAGAGAAATCACCGACAAGGAAATGTCGCACTTCGACCGCATTTATCAGGGCGTTGACTATGGGTATTATCCAGATGCATTTGCTTTTTTGCGTATGGCGTATGACAGCGCACGGAACACGCTGTATTTTCTTGATGAATATTATTGCCACAAGAAAAGCAATGCAGAAACCGCGCAATGGATACTCAATAAAGGGTATACAGACGCTTACATTATTTGCGATAGTGCGGAGCCTAAAAGCGTTGCAGATTACCGGGCAATGGGTCTGCCCGCAAAAGGCGCGGTAAAAGGGCCGGGATCTTTGGATTATTCAATGAAATACCTTGCGCGGCGCTCAAAAATCGTAATTGATAGGCGGCGAACGCCTCACGCTTGCGATGAGTTTGTGAGCTATGAGTATGAGCGCAATAAAGATGGCGATATTATTAGCGGCTACCCAGACGCAAATGACCACTGCATTTCTGCTGCGCGGTATGGTCTGGAACCGCTGTATAGGAGGATGGGCGTAATTGCGTAAACTTGGCATTAAAAAGCGGCACCCAAGGATTTATAAAATATGGCAAGGGATACGGCAACGCTGCAATAACCCGAACGACAAAGATTATGCGGCTTATGGTGGTCGCGGGATTTGCGTGTGTTGCGAGTGGAATAACTCTTCAATTGCGTTTATCAAGTGGGCACTCGAAAATGGATATGCCGATAATCTGACAATTGACAGGATTTCTGTGAACGGGGATTATACGCCTGATAATTGCAGGTGGGCAACGTACACACAACAGGCAAGAAACAAAAGAATTGAAAAGATAAACAAAACGAGAGTAAACGGGGTTCATATGGAGAATGGGAAATATAGAGCCACGATTTACGTTGACAGCAAAAAAATACATCTGGGGATATTTAATACATTGGCAGAGGCTGCGGAAGCGAGAAAAGACGGAGAATTAAGATATTGGGGTAGCATGATATGAGCAATGCAGTTATCTTAAAACTTAACGAGCTTGGCTATACCACGATCCCTGAATCGCTTTACAGCAAGGTTGCGGAGTGGAAAAGCTGGTATCAGGGCAATGTAAAAGGATTCCACAATTACCGCGTCCGTAACGGTGAAAGCATGGTCAATTGCAAGCGGTATTCCCTTGGAATGGGAAAGAAGCTGTGCGAGGATTGGGCGAATCTGCTCATGAACGAGAAGGTGCAGATAACGCTTGAAGGGAATAAGGAGCAGGAGTTTATTGACCGCATCTTGACGGAGAACAATTTTGCCGTCAAGGCAAACGAGATGCAGGAAATGAAGTCCGCGCTTGGCACGGTGGCATACATTCCCCGCGTGGTGGGGCAGGAGGTCAACGAGAGCGGCGAGATCGTACCAGGCAACGCCTCCGGCATTGTGCTGGACTATGTGACCATCGAAAATATCTACCCGTTGGCATGGCAGAACGGATATATCAGCGAGTGCGCGTTTTCCTCTGTAGTTACAAGGGGCGGGCGCGATTACCTCTATCTGCAAATTCATCGCAAAGAGGACAGCGGCGAATACGTCATTGAGAACCGCATTTATCGGTATGATAATGAGCAACTTGCAGACGAAGCGCTGACCAATGTTAAGGGCTTTGAGCGCATCCCTCCGGTTGTACATACCGGAAGCGATAAGCGCCAATTTGTCATTGACAGACCAAACATTGCGAATAACTTCAACTATTTGCTTCCAACCGGCGTTTCGGTTTATGCAAATGCTATCGACGTAATGCAGGGCGTGGATATTGCTTATGATAGCTACGTCAATGAGTTCAAGCTCGGTAAAAAGCGCATTATGGTGAAACCAGCCGCAACGAAGTACCTTGACGGAGAGCCTGTATTTGATCCAAACGACGTCGCGTTTTACGCTCTTCCGGAGGACGTAAACGACGGTGCGGTTATTACGCCAATTGATATGACATTGCGGACGGCGGAGCACAACACAGGCATTCAGGATCAGCTCAATATCCTTTCCAGCAAGTGCGGCTTCGGCGAGACCTATTACCGCTTTGACGGTGGCAGCGTAGCAACTGCCACACAGGTCATCAGCGAAAACTCTACCATGTTCCGCACGATTAAGAAGCATGAGATTGTGCTCGAGCAGGCTCTCGTGGAGCTGTGCCGCATTCTGCTTCGGCTGGGCAACACGGCCATGAATGCTGGGCTGAATGAGGATGTGGAGATATCCATCGACTTTGATGACAGCATCATTGAGTCAAAAGACACGGACTTCCAGCGGGACGTGCAAATGCTGAACGCCGGAATTATGAATGATTGGGAGTTCCGTATGCGCTGGTTTAATGAGGATGAAGAGACTGCAAAGTCGGCTTTGCCAAAGATGCAGGACATGACCACGGAGCAGCAGAACGAAGTGGAGTGAGGTGACGGGCAGTGCCGAAATACCCATTCTCCCCTTCTGTTTTGGATACCATGCCGGAAGAACTGGCGGAGTTGTACCGAGGCCTTGAGGACACCCTGCTGATGGAGATATGTTCCCGGCTGAAGCTGCAGGACGAGCTGAACGAGGTTACAGTCCAGGACATAAAGGCGCTGCGGTCACACGGCATCGATCTGAAAGAGATTGAGAAGGCTATACGCCAGACTGCCGGCATCAGCGAGAAAAAGCTAAACGAGCTGATAGACGATGTGGTGGAGCGCAATCAAAAGTATTACACCGATGTCATAGACCTTGCCCGTGTAACACAACCTGATGTGCTGGTGGATGCAACCGCCATTGACGCAATCAGACGGCAAACGCAAGACGTGTTCCGCAACATCACCGCTTCGATGGGTTTTTTGGTAGACGCAGGGCGGACGATGCTGCCCCCCGCAAAGGCGTACCAGTGGGCTTTAGATGCCGCTACGTTGAAAGTAGAAAGCGGGGCTATTTCTTATGGGCAAGCCATCAAAGACGCCGTTAGGGAGCTTGCAAGTGGCGGCCTGCGCGTGGTGGACTATGAGAGCGGACATCGTGACCATGTAGACGTAGCTGCCCGCCGTGCCGTAATGACAGGCGTATCGCAGTTGTGCAGTAAGTACACGGAGCAAGCGGCGGAATACCTGGAAACGCCGTATTATGAAGTATCTGCCCACGCCGGGGCGCGTGATGTACCAGGGCGGTCGCCGTGGTCATCGCACAAGGAGTGGCAGGGCAAAGTGTATTCCACCCGCAGCGGCGACATCTACCCGAACATTTATGAGGTTTGCGGTCTGGGTGCTGTGGATGGTCTGGAAGGAGCCAACTGCCGCCACCGCCGTTTCCCCTGGGTGGAGGGCGTGTCCGAGCGCACTTACACGGATGAACAGTTGGAACACATCGATGATGGCCACGGCTGCACGTTTGATGGCAAGGATTACACGGCATACGAGGCAACCCAGATGCAGCGCCGTATTGAGCGGACGGTTAGAAAGCTAAAGCGCGAAAAAGCCGCCTACAAGGCCGCAGGATTGCATGAAGATGAGACTGCGGTAAACATACGGCGGCGGCGGTTAAACGCCAAATACAAGGCGTTCAGCGCGGCGGCAGGGCTTCCGGAGCAGCGGGAGAGAATGAAGGTGCTGTATTGAATTGGGAAGAAGCCAGAAAGGCAACCGAATTTTGTAATACGCAGCGGGGAATGACGCTGTGGAAATAAAAGGAGAGTAAAAATGGCAGACGAAACTATGACTTTTGATGAAATACTGGCTGACCCCACCTATAAGGCGGAGTTTGACAGGCGAATCACAAAGGCACTTTCGACTGTTCAGAGCAAACTGGACGCGGAAGTGGAGAAGAACAAGCAGTTTGCAGCGAACGGCAGCGCGGAAACGGAAGCGCTCAAAAAGGAAATCGAGGGCTACAAGTCCAAAATCGCCGATTATGACTACGCAGATGTGATCCGTAAGACGCTTGCTGAAAAGGGCGTGAAATTCAGCTCTAAGGCTGCGGAAAAGGCATATTTGGCAGACCTGAAAGCAAAACACCTTGAAATCAAAGACGGTGCGCTTGATGGGTTTGACGAATGGCACAAGGCGCAAGTCAGCGCCGATCCGTCCGCGTTCCAAGACGGCGTAAAAATCGACTGGTCCGCTGCTGTTGGCGGCGGCGAAAAGAAAACAGATACCAATGCCGCGATGAACAATTTGATCCGCGGCGCACTCAAGTAACGAAAAGGAGATTACAACATGGCAAGTATTGATCGTTCCGCACTTTCCGGCCTTATCCCGGAACCCGTAACCCGCGAAATCATGCAGGGCGCTATCGCCGAATCTGCCGTTCTTCGTATGGGCCGCAGACTGGCGAATATGTCCAGTAAGACGCAGACCATCAACGTGCTCGACGCGCTTCCCTCCGCGTATTTCGTCAACGGCGAAGCGACCGGCGACGGCGCGGGCGATGCATTCAAGCAGACCACCAAAATGGCGTGGGACAAGAAGAAGCTGTATGCCGAGGAAATCGCGGTTATCGTCCCCATTCCCGAGGCTGCTCTCGATGATGCGGACTATGACATTTGGGGCGAGGTCAAGCCCCGTCTGACCGAGGCTTTCGGCAAGGTCATTGACGCGGCTATCCTGTTTGGCACAAACAAGCCGAGCACTTGGCGCGCTGGAGTTGTTCCTGCTGCTGTCGCTGCTGGCAACGGTGTGCCCATCAGCTCCGACATTTTCAGCGACATCATGGGCGAGAACGGCCTGATCGCCAAGGTCGAGCTGGACGGCTTTAACCCCAACGGCGTGATGTCCGCCATTCAGATGCGCGGCAAGCTCCGTGGTCTGAAGGACACCACCGGCCAGCCTATCTTCAAGTCCGATATGCAGGGGTCTACGCGCTACGGCCTTGACGGTATGGACATGTACTTCCCCATGAACGGCGCGTTCGATCCTGCGCAGGCGCAGATGATCGTCGGCGACTGGAGCCAGCTCGTCTACGCCATCCGTCAGGACATGACGTTCAAGATTTTCACCGAGGGTGTTATCCAGGATCCCACCACCAAGGCCATCACTTACAACCTGATGCAGAACGATATGGTCGCTCTCCGTGCGGTCATGCGTCTCGGCTGGGAGATCGCGAATCCCGTTAACGCTTACAACGCGGATAAGGCTGACCCGTTCCCGTTCTCTGTGTACGGAAAGGGCGGCGACATCTCCGCTGTCACCGTCTCGCCCGCTACCGCGACGATGGCAAAGGGCGACAGCAAGGCGTTTACTGCTGCCGTTACCGGCGAGGGCATCATCAACGGCGAGGTCGAGTGGAGCCAGAATGGCACGAAGTCCAAAATCAGCGAAGACGGCTTGCTGACTATCGACTCCGCTGAGACTAAGACCAGTATCACCGTCACGGCCAAGTCCAAGCAGGACGGCACCAAGACCGGAACTGCTACCGTTACCGTTTCTTGATCTGAAAGGAGCTGACCCGTATGACATACGCTGATTATGCATACTACGCTGGAATCTATGTGGGTTCTGTGAGCGAGGAAGATTTTTCGCGTCTGGCTGTTCGGGCCAGCTCCTTCCTCGATTATTACACGCAGAACCGGGCAAAGGACAACGCGGAACTGGATGCGGTGAAGATGTGCTGCTGTGCGTTGATCGACCAGTACGCTTTGTTGGACGCGGCGCAGAAGGCGGCGACAAAAAGCCTTGCCAATGCAGGCGACCCAGAAACCAAGAGCGAATCGGTAGGCAGCTATTCCCGCACGCTCACGACCGGTGGCGAAGCGGCAAAGTCTGTGCTGGATGCGGTAAGCACCAGTAAACAAATGCTTGCGAATCTGTGCAATGAGTATCTGGCACATACCGGACTTTTGTATCGGGGAGGTGGCTGCAAATGTACGCTCCCCACACTGTAACGATCTACAACTCCGTCAAGGAAACCGATCCGGCAACGTTTAAGGACGTTACTAAGCTCTATGTCACGATTTTGCGCGGCGTGCTGTGTGAAGCGTCAAAGGGCGCAAATGTGCGCAAGACCGGGTTAGAGGGCGCGGATGCGGTCAACCTGTATATCCCGTTTTCCGTAGAAGCGATAGACGGGGCGACGGGTAAGCCAAAGAAATACGTCGGGCCGCAGGAGTTTTACCGTGCTACAGATAAGACCGGACTGTGGACGCTTTCAGTCAGCGGCAACGGTGGGGTTACGTTTTTCATCAAGGGCGAGTTTATCACCGACAAGGAAGATGTGGCGCTGTCACAGGATAACTGCTGGAATCTGACAAAGGTAGACGCAATGGACTTTGGCAGCAAAGATATGCAGCATTGGGAATGTGGAGGCGTATGAGATGGCGCTGGAATTTACCATCGACGTCTCTGGCATGGATGCAGTCAAAGAATCCGTTGCAAGCGCTTGCAGTCGCGCAGAACACACGCTTGCGGTACAGGTGGCAAAAGATACCGCGCCATTTGTCCCGATGCGCACAGGATCGTTGAGGACGCGGACGCGGGTATCCGGGAACGAGATTATCTACCCCGGCCCATACGCTCGGTATCTCTATTACGGCAAACTGTACGTTGATCCGCTGACGGGAAGTTCCTATGCGAGAAAAGGCGTAACAAAAGTTCCGGCGGTGCCTGAGAAAGACCTAAAGTTTTGGCATCCAAATACATCTTCGCACTGGTTTGAAGCGTCGAAAGCTCAAAACCTACCAAAGTGGCTACGTGTAGCAGAAAAGGCGGTAAAGAATGATCTCTAAAGAAAAGACCGTAACGCTTGCGTCAAGCGTTGAAAAATCCGATCTCGACCGCCTTGTATTGATTTGGGCAAACAAATGCCCCAATATCCCTGATAACGTGGAGCTAATCAAGTACGAGTATTTCGCGGCGAAAACGGTAGGCATGGCGCTTTCGTCCGTGCAGGGCGCTGTTATCACCAAGAAGTATATCTGCGGCGGGTATCAGGCGGAGTATTCGTTTGAAATCCATTACCAGATCGCGCCTCCGGGAACAAGCGATGACACGCGCTTAAAGGCAGTCGAGGCTTTGAACAAATTTGCGGATTGGGCCAATACACAGCGCCCAAACATTGGAGAGGGGAGACGCGCCCTGCGCGTAGAGACGGTGGCTTTTGCATCGTATCTCGGCGCAACCAGCGACAAATACGAGGACTATATGGTTCCTCTTAAACTAACATACGAGGTGAATGTATAATGGCAGATTTAACTTTTGCGACCTCCGAAGGCCAGACCATTGACCGCGAGCTTTTGATTGCGTATCTGAATACCGGCACGACATCGGCTCCCGTTTGGAGCGCCATCGGTAAGCGCGTAGAAGATTCCACCGAGGAAATGGACTGGGGGCAGGAGAGCAAGCAGGACATTCTCGGTAACACCTTTACCACCATGAAAAAGCCCGTTATCACGCAGACGTTTGACCCGATTCCTTTGGATGCGGGCGACGCGGCGGCGGTCAAGATGTGGAACCTTGCGGTCAAGGACCACGACGCGCAGGCGCTTGCCAATCAGGACATGATGATCGGTCACTTCTACGCCACGAGCGGCGACGCGAAGTTTGCCGAGCGCTATGATTCCTGCGCAATTGCGGTCACGTCCATCGGCGGCGACGGCGGCGGCACGCTCAACATCGCGAGCGAGATCACTTACGGCGGCAACCGGACGCTTGGCACGATTACCAAGAGCGCCAGCGGCGTGACCTTTACGGCAGATACCTAAAGACAAAGGGGCGGGCATAGACCCGCCCCAATTTGGAGGACATTATGAGCGACATTATTTCCATCAATTCCGGTGTAGTCCGAAAGACGCTTGAAACGACGGATGGCAAGACCTGTGAGCTGGCCTTTAACGCGACGGACAGCACCTTCGTGGAGAAGCTGTTCAACGCCTTTGATACGCTCGACAAAAAGCAGGAAGCGTATAAAGCGGAGGTCGAAAAGACCGCAAACAAGCGCGAGGTGTTCGAGACGGCCCGCAAAATGGACGAGGAGATGCGCGACATCATCGGCGAGGTCTTTGGCTTCGACATCTGCTCGGCTCTGTTTGGAGGCATGAACGTGTACGCGCTGGCGGACGGCCTGCCTGTTTGGGCCAATCTGATGCTCGCCATTATGGATGAGGTGGATACCGCATTCTCCCGTGAGCAGAAGGCGACCAATCCGCGCATCAGCAAGTACACGAAGAAGTATCACAAGTGAGATACGACCTTCCGACTACCGCGGAGGTAAACGGCACGGAATACCCGATCCGAACGGATTTTCGGGACATCCTGACCATCATTGAAGCGCTCTCCGACGCGGAGTTGAGCGAGCGGGAAAAGGCCGAAACGATGCTCGACATCTTCTACCCGGACTTCGAGACGATGCCGCCGGACGATTACGAAGAAGCAATAAAGCAATGCGCTCTGTTCATCAATTGCGGCGATGGCCCGCGAGACGAAAAGCGCGGGCCGAAGCTGATGGACTGGCAGCAGGATTTCCCGTTGCTCGTTGCTCCAATCAATCGTGTGCTCGGCAAAGAGGTGCGGTCTGTGGACTATCTGCACTGGTGGACGTGGATCGCGGCGTATCAGGAGATCGGGGACTGCACCTTTGCGCAGGTCGTTTCTATCCGTAGCAAAAGAGCAAAAGGGAAGAAGCTCGACAAGGGCGAGCAGGAATTCTACAAGCAGAATAAGCGGATGGTCGACTTTAAGCGGCAGTACACGGCGCAGGATGAGGACGTTATCAGCAAGTGGATATGAAAAACCGCCCCCCGAAGAGGGCGGCAAAATTCAAGCGTTTAGCATAACGGAAACCGTGTTGCTTGTTTCAAGTGTGTTGTAGTTTTCAGAGTCTAAAACATTCAGCGTAAACTCGACATTTGATATTTCGCTTAATGGGGTTTCACAAAAAACAACAAATGACGCTCTCACATTTTTGGAAGGAAGTGCCGTAATCGGCAAGCCCGAACCGCTTTGACAATGCGTGTCATCCACATAAACATCATCGAGCAAATAGGTGCATTCCTCGTCCCCGATGTTGCTGATTTTTACATCAATGTAAAAACAGCCAGTCAATCCGCTTGCTTCCCAGCATTTTAAATATTCGGCGGTGTAATTTTCTCCACTAAATGTAATTGCATCCGTTTCATCTTTTAAATCCTTGGTTTCTTCACTAAGAGGATTTGGCGCTGTGGACGAAACGCTATTTGCATTTGACGCTTCTGAGCCATCCGATGTTGGAAGAGATACGCATACAACAAAAAGGACAAAGAATGTAGCAAGGAATATTAAAGCGATATTCTTCCTCTTTTTCCTGATTGCAAAAATAACCAAAGTGAGCAATGAGACAACAAATCCTGCGATACTTAACAAGCCTAAAATAGCAATCATTTTAATCCCTCCTTTTATCAGAATAGCACATAAAAAATAAAACGCAAGTAGAAAGTGTGGTGATTTTGTGGCGAATGCAGATGGTTCCGTTGTTATCAATACGGAATTAGACGCGAAAAACGCGCAAAAAGAATTGACTGCGCTTGAAAAAAAGATTGATGTACTCAATGAAAAAATCAGCGACAAAAAGCAGGAGCAAATGCCCCTGGTTGAGCAGTCTAAGCAAATCGCAGCAAACCTCGATGCAGCCAAAGCCCAGCTTGACCAAATGCGGAACGGCGACGAGTTTTACACGGCTGGCGCAATAAAGGAGCAAGAGCAAACAGTAAAAGCTCTTCAGAAAGAGTGGGATTCCGTGCAGAACAAAGTAGAGCGCATGGATACCTCGATTGCACGAGACACGCGAAGCCTTGAGCGCATGACTAATAGAGCCGGAGATTTGTCTAAACAAATTATGGCAGCAAAAGAAAACGCCAAAGGGATTTCTCCGGCGGCACAGGCAGCCAGTAAACAAATGGACAAATTTGTGAGCCACATTAAAACGCTCGCCAAAAGAGTGCTTGTTTTTTCGCTTATTACCAAAGCTCTCAGAACGTTAAAGAGCTATATGTGGAGCGCGATCCAGACCAACGATAAGGCGATGGCGGCGGTCGCCAAACTGAAAGGAGCGCTGCGAACGCTGGCGCAGCCAATCGTCAACGTGGTCGTTCCGGCGTTCACCGTGCTCGTCGACGTCATCACGCGCGTGGTCAACGCCATCTCCGAGCTGGTCTCCATGATCTTTGGAACGACTGCCGAGGAATCTGCAAAGGCAGCCGAAAACCTTTACGAAGAATCGGACGCGCTGGACAAGACCGGGAAGTCTGCAAAAAAGGCAAGCAAATCCCTTGCGTCGTTCGATGAAATCAACAAATTGTCGGGAAGTCAGGAAGAGAATAAAGCCCCGGACTTCTCAACCGGCATCAACGACCAGCTTAGTGCCATCATGGAGTTGTTTACTGGCGCGGCCCTGTTGGCGATCGGTGCGGCGCTGGCGTTCTCCGGCGTGAATGTCCCTCTCGGCATTGGGCTGATGGCGATGGGTGCGCTTGCCATTTGGGGTGCGGTTAGCACTGACTGGAGCGCGATCCAAAATGCTTTGGAAGGGCCGATCGGAGCTGTTACGGGCATCTTGTCCGCGGCCCTGCTGGCGATTGGCGCGATCATCCTGTTCTCCGGGGCAAACATTCCTCTTGGCTTGGCGCTCATGGTCGCCGGAGCGATAGGGCTGGCGACGGCGGTAGCGGCAAATTGGGACACGATCAAAGCGCTTTTACAAGGCCCGCTCGGCATCGTTACTGCGATCATCAGTTTCGCGCTCCTTGAGATCGGCGCTATCCTATTGTTCTCCGGCGCGAACATCCCGCTCGGCCTTGGCTTGATGGTCGTGGGAGCGATGGGAATGGCGGCAGTCATTGCGGCGAATTGGGACACCATCAAGGCATTGCTTCAAGGCCCTATTGGAGCTGTCGCGGCGATGCTCTCAACGTCCCTGCTCGTTCTCGGCGCCGTGCTGGCTTTCAGCGGCGCAAACGTTCCGATCGGTCTCGGCCTTATGATTGCGGGCGCAATTGGGCTGGCGACGGCGGTAGCGGCAAATTGGGATGCCATTCAGGCCGCCTTGCAAGGCCCCATCGGCGCGATTACGGCGCTCGTCAGCAGCGCATTGCTTGTGCTCGGCATCATCCTGACCCTGACCGGCGTTGCGCTTCCGATCGGCATCGGGCTGATCGCTGCCGGAGCGGTCGGGCTGGCCGCTACGGTCGCGGTCAACTGGAACGCCATTACCGAATACCTCGGCGGCCCGATCGCGGCGATCATTTCGCTGGTCAGCGGCGCTCTGCTCGTCTTAGGTGTTCTTCTGGTGTTTACCGGCGTGGGCATCCCGCTCGGAATGGGCATGATCGTTGCGGGCGCGGCGGGCCTCGCGTCGGTAGCGGTAGTCAATTGGGACTACCTGAAGAACAAACTTAGTGAGACGTGGGACGGCATCAAGGAGTGGTGGAACGCCAACGTCGCCAAATACTTTACGATCGAGTATTGGCAGGACTTGGGCAAAAACATCATCGACGGATTGCTGAATGGCTTGAAATCCGCATTTGAAAGCGTCAAGTCTTGGGCATCCGGCGCGATGGACACCATCAAAAGCGCATTTACCGGCGGCTCAGTCAAGACCAGTATGCCGGCCATCAATTCCGCTTCGATCCCCCGTTTGGCGACCGGCGCGGTCATTCCCCCGAACAGGGAATTTCTTGCGGTCCTCGGCGACCAAAAGCAGGGCAACAACATCGAGGCTCCCGCGGCTGCTATCGAGGCGGCGGTGGCCCGCGGCATGGCGCAGTATGGCGGCGGCAACCAGACGGCGATCCTTAAGATCGGCGAACAGGAATTGGGCCGCATCATCTTCAAGCTCAACAAGGATCAGACGCAGCGCGTCGGCATCCAAGTGACCTAAAGGCGGTGAGCATGAACTACATTAAGCTCAATGGGACATCGTTTGATGTCAACGTAGCAATATCCAAATACAACGAGAACTTCAATGTTCTGGACGGAGAGAATGCCGGGCGTTCTAAAGACACCGGGCGAATGATTCGCGATGTGCTCGGAACGTACATCGGGCACAAGATCACGGTGTTTCGCCGAGGCGATGATTACCAGAGCTATGACGCATTTTGGAGCTACCTGAAGGCTCATTCGGTGGATGACTCCGTTCTACTTGAAGCGGCGGATGGGAACACAACAATTTCCTATCGGGCGTATTATACGAGCGCTTCGCACGACATTGAAAAGGTCGAGAACGGCGTGAACTATTGGGGCGAGATCGAAATCCATTTCATCCCAATCGCGCCTCAGATCACACCGTAAGGGGGGCCTATGGACTATATCTTGATCGGCTCTTACCAATTCGACCGAGACGCATCGAAAGACGATATGCGCTTGGATTACTGCTCTGCTTTCCAAGAGGTCGCGTTAGACGAGAGCAATCTTTCGTTCGATACGGTCAGCGCAGAAGTCTACACAAAGACGGTAGGCGAGCAGCTTGCGGCGTTGCCGGACAACACGCCGATTGTTATCTACCGGAACAATGCAATCAAGGCGCGATTTGTCAAGCGCGGCGTTTCCCGCATCGGCCCAAATACATATTCGCTTATCGGGCGTTCGCCAATGGGCGCTCTTACCGGAATGATACACTCCGGCGGCATCTACACGGGCCAGACGGTCGCCGAGGTGGCAAAGGAGATTTGCGGCAGCATCCCGATCCTTGTCAAGACCGTGTACGCGGAGACCAAACTATACGGTTGGCTCCCTTACGCAAACGGAAAAGACCGGTCGGCGCGAGACAATCTTGTGCAAGTTCTGTTTTCCATCGGCGCGTATCTCCGCACAGACCTGAACGGGGTACTCCGAATCGAACCGTTGTGGGACGGCGGAGCATCTACAATATCGGTCGACCGCTCGTATTCCGGCGGCACAGTCAAGTATGATTCCCCCATCTCCGCCGTTACCGTCACGGAGCATCAGTACATCGCGGGAACCGACGAAAAGGAGCTGTTTTCCGGCACATCTCAGCAGGGCGACATCATCACCTTCTCCGAGCCAATGCACTCACTCACAGCGACAGGCTTCACCATTTTGGAGAGTGGCGCAAACTACGCCAAAATCTCCTCCGGCTCCGGCTCGCTCAAGGGCAAAACGTACATCCACAACACGCGCCTTGTGACGCAAACCGTCACAGAGAACGCGGCGGAAAACGTCAAGTCCGTCACGGACGCCACGCTCGTCTCTCTTGTCAATTCCTCCGCTGTCGCCAAAAGGTTGGCAGACTATTATAAGTGCCGAGAGACCATCACCAACGGCATTGTAAGTGGGCAGGAGAAGCCCGGACATGTGGTCAGCGTCTATCACCCCTACGATAAGAAGATGGTTTCTGCGTGCATCGTGAGCCTTGACACGACCATGAGCGGCACACTCAAGAGCGAAATGGCGGCGCTCGTCGGCTTTTTTCCCCCGCAGCCGGAATCATCGGAGTATTTTGACGAGCGCGTCATCCTCACAGGCTCGGGCGAGTGGACGGTCCCGGAGGGCGTGACGAGCTACACCCGCGTCCTTATCGGCGGCGGTCACGGCGGCAGCAGCGGCCATCAGGGTGAAAGCCCCGCCGTGCGCGCATCGAAGACATGGACCGAGAAATATGACGCTCTCAGACGCTACGTCGGCTTTAACAAAGGTGTCTCTATGGAGGGCGGCAAGGGCGGCACGCCGGGCGTGCCGGGCGAAGGCGGCAAGGTGCTGGTCGAGACCGTCACCGACGCGGTACCGGGCGCAAAGGTCTCCTATGCTTGCGGAACGGGCGGCTACGGCGGCATCTTTTCGCAAGGAAACGACGCGGGCGCACCCGGTACCGCGACCACAATGGGCAGCGCAACGAGCGACACAGGCTCGTCGAGCGAGGCGGGCTACACCGACACGATCACGGGCGAGGTTTTTGCCGCCAAAGGCAAAAGCGGCATCGCGGGCAGCCCGGGCAACGGCTACACATGGAGCGATGGGAAGTACACCTACCAGCCAAGCCCCTCGATCACCGTCGACGGTGTGACCTACTCCGCGGGCAAAAACAAGGAGGAGGTCGAAGGAGAAGACGGGCAGGGCCGCTACAACACCGCGCCCTATGGTTACGTCGGCTACAGATGGCTCGGCGGCTACGGCGGCGGCGCGGCGGCAGGCTCCAACGGAAACGACGGCCTTGCAAACGGCAGCGGCGATGCTTATATCGGCTCCTCAAGCGCATTCGCGACGGTCACGGCGGCGCGCGGCGGCGCGGGCGCAGACGCAACGCCGCCCGCCAAGGAGAGCCGTTACGGCTGCGGCGGCACAAGCGGCCACGGCGGCGGCGGCGCAGGCTCCAACGGCACAGCGGAAGCGCACCAAACGACATCTGAAAATATATCGGTCTCGCAGGCGTCGCTAACCGCAAGCGACACCCAACCTGCCCCGGGCGGTCGCGGCTCCGACGGCGGCGAGGCGGGCGACGGCTGCATCATCATTTACTACCGCAAAAAGAAAGAGCTGCAGCCCGGCCCGCTCGTGACCAGCAACAACCTTGGCCTGCTCGATTCTCTCGGGCGGAGAATGATCGTTTAAGGAGGTTTTTATGCCGAACGATTATTACACCATGCTCTACACCGGCGAGAAGACCGACGAGCTATTGCAGCGCGTGGACGAGGGCGAGATCATCATCCCCTCCTCGACGGCGGGCAGCGTAAAAAAATTCAAGCTGACGGTGGACGACACCGGCGCCGTCAGCGCAACGGAGGTGACGACATAATGGTACAGGGCGACGCTTATTCCATCGACGTGGAGATCACCAACGAGGGCCAGACGCTCAGCCCCCCGGCCGTCTCTCTGGTCGAGGTCGCACTGCTGAACCTCGTCAAGACCTATCCGGGCGATGTCACGTTTTCCGACGGCAAATTTCACTTCCCCCTCACGCAGACGGAGACCTTCGGCCTTCCGACCGTCTGCCCCATGCAGGTGCGCGTGAAGTTCCCGAGCGGCGACGTGATCGGCTCAGAGATGCAGCGCCTTGACGTCAAGCGTGCGCTGAGTAGGAAGGTGATCTGATGGTCACGTTCGAGTTGACGCAGAAAACGGCGCTCTCGGTAGCGTTTGACGTCACCATCCGCGGGGGCGGCGGAGGCGAGTCGTATGACGGCCCATATACCGTGACGCCCGACTTTGAGACGCAGGAGCTTGCCACAAAGGACAGGCTTCTAAAAGACAATGTGACCGTTGATCCCATTGCGGTTGCCCGTGTGGAAAACCCCTCGGGCGGAAAAACAATTTTTATCGGAGGTATTTTCAATGGCTGAAAAGTACAACAGCAAAATCGTACTCTCGAGCGGCGAAGTCCTCATGGACCTCACCCAGGACACCGTGGTCGCAGACAAGCTCCTCAAGGGCTTTACCGCGCACGGCAAGGACGGTGCGCCCATCACCGGCTCCTGCGAGTTTGACGCGGACACCGGCGACGCCACCGCGGGCGCGGCGGAAATTCTGACCGGCAAGACGGCCTATGTCACCGGCAGCAAGGTCACCGGTACCATGCCGAACAACGGGGCCAAGACGCTCAACATCACGGAAAAAGGCAAGCCGGTCACCATCCCTCAGGGCTACCACGACGGCAGCGGCAAGGCGCAGATCGACGCAGCCGAAGAGGCGAAGCTGATCCCCTCCAACATCCGCGAGGGCATCACCGTCCTCGGCGTGACTGGCACGATGTCCGGCAGCGAGGGAATGAAGCCGCAGGCCAAGAGCGTCACGCCCACGTTTGCCTCGCAAGAGGTCCTGCCCGACGAGGGATATAACTGCCTCAGCTCTGTTACGGTGGCGGCGATCCCCATTGCCTACACCGACAACGCGCAGGGGGGCAAGACGGTCACCATCGGCTGAGGAGGTGCGGCATGGCCAACAACAAAGTCCAGCTCAGCGACGGAACAGTCCTGCTTGACCTGACCGGGGACACCGTAACGCCCGAAACGCTCGCGGCGGGTGTCACCGCGCACGACGCAGCGGGCGAGCAGATCGTTGGCGAGGCCGCGTCGGGCGGAATGACGCAGGAAGAGGCCGACGCGCGATATTTGCAGCTCTCAGGCGGCACGCTGACAGGAAATTTGACGTTAGAGAGTCACATAGAAACATACAACAATTCAGACGGGGAACCTTTTGAAGATTCGGGTATTGCGTATATAGCAGTAGACCTTGAAAAAGAAGGCAAGGGGAAATTCCCGCTGATTGGCGCATCTGTTGATCGCGATACCCTGTTTATGTTTGATTTTCCGTGGCGAGTTAAGGCAGAAGAAGGTATTGGAAATCTTGGTGACTTTAGGCGTGTTGATTGCAGCGGCGTACAGTTCGTTAACGCAGGTTCACAGGGCATAAACGGCTTGGGCGAAAACGACTTCTATCTCCCCACCATGTACGATGTCAAAAAATCCGTTGGCACCAAAGCACACAAGGTAACGCTGAAAGTTGCAGGCTGGGACAGCTCGACGAAACAGCAGACTGTATCCGTCGCGGGCGTTGAAGCAGACGAAACGGCACAGCTTATCCTGCCCATGCCTGCGGCGGCAAGTAGGCCGACATACAATGATGCAGGTATTCAGTGCGTGGCACAGGCGGCAGGAAAGCTGACGTTCCAGTGCGAGACTGTGCCAACGGCGAGCATTGACGTTTATGTGACGGTTATGCCGGTGGCGTTTTCGTGAGGTGAACGGCGATGATTTATAATTTGCCGAGGAAGAAAGCGAAGTTTGAGGAAACGTGGGTTATCAAACAATCCCCAGAACTTATGTACGGCTCAATAACAATGGAGATTCCTTTCGAATCTAATTCTACGAATTTTCAAAAAATTGAAGTGCGTGGAAACTTTCTTCCTGGTTCCGGTATATATTATGACGCAATTAATGTTTGGAACGCCAACGGTTGGGTTAACGAGGCATATCGCACCATCACATTTTTTGAGCCGCCGACCGGTGACCTGCTCACATGGTTACAGGCAAACGCCGTGAAACAGTAAGGAGTGCAATATGTACAACTTTAGCATGCTAAAATCCGGGGGCAGCTCCTAACGTTGCTTCGTCGCATTTCACAAAAGGCGGTGCGGCATAATCTTCAATCCAAATGTCATGGCCTCTGCGGGCGCAGCTTGAGGACGCAGAACACGCCACGAAAATTCTTTTGATGGAGGAGAAGTGACATGAAGAAAACTTACGCCGAACGCGCACGCGAACATGTGGCGGAGACGCGGAACGCGCTGCAAACCTTTTTGACGAGCTAAATCATGGTCAGCATAAGAAAATCCAGCATCAAGGAGATCACCGGCGAAAGCTACACCGATGATAAATAAATTTTGAACAAAGAAAAGGAGAACAAAACTATGACTACCACTCGTATCGCATCCGACGGCAAGCCCATCAACGTCACCGATACCCCCGCAGGCCTGAGCGAAAACTCGGGCATCAAGAACAGCATCGTGCAGCCCGTCATGGCGCGCGACCTTTCCCGCGCCGGCACGGAGATCTATGTCGCCCGCTGCTACAAGCTCACCTACGACGAGGACGGCTACTGCGTCAAGATGACGACCGGCTCCATCCCCGAGGACGTCGCAGCAAAGCTCGCGGAGCTGAACAAGTAAAAAAGCCGCCCCGGTGGGCGGCAAATTGACAAAGCGCGGCAGACTGTGCTATAATTCGCCTGCCGGTAAGAACGGCGAGGTTGTCCACTTCCTGCAAAGGAGGTGCGCGATGGTTACATACGCTGATATGTTTACATATTCGCTTGTGCTCATCGGTCTTGCGTCTCTGATCTTCACGGTCACAAGACATAAGAAATAACCGCCCACCATAGCGGTAAGCGGCGTTTCCTTCGAGCTATAAACTCACTGAGGGACGACCGCCACCAGCAATGGCAGCCGTTCTTACTGGCCTAAATATAGCACACCTAAAGCCGCTTTGTCAAGCACGACAAGGCGGCTTTTTTCGCGCCGCCGGAAAGAGAGACAACGCCTATGGAAAGTTTATCGAAATTAGCGGCGCTGTGCTCGGAGCTGACGGTGATCCTCGCGGCGGTCGCCATGCTCGTCAAGCCGCTGCGCAATAAAATGCTCGGGCTGGACAAGCTGACCGACGCGCTCAAGTGCCAGCTCCGGCACGACATGCTGCACACCTACTACCGCCACAGGGAGGACCGCACCATCCGGCAGTACGAGCTGGAGGATTTTCTCTATCTCTATCGGGGGTACAAGGCCCTCGGTGGAAACAGCTTTATCGACCGTATCAAAAGCGAGATCGACGAGTGGGAGGTGATCTCGTGAGAGACGTCAAGGGCTCCACCTCGGAGGAAATCCGCATGATAAAGGCCATCCAGCGCTCCGTCGGGGCGCTGGATAACGGCTGGATCGGCAACCAGACCTTGAGCGACATCGCCGCCAAGCTCGGCGCGGACTGCTGGCCCCTTAACGTCGAGCTGTACGGCCAGCCCTGCATCCTTGCGCGGGACATCGAGCCAGTCAACATGAGCGGGCCGCTGCCGAAGAACGCGATCTCGGGGAGCTTTTCTTGGCAGGGGCAGCCCTGCTCCATCCTGGTGCGCGGCGGCAAGGTCGTGCGCGGCATGAGCTGTCACTATCCTCGCCCCGAGAGCGTGCTCTACAAGACCACGGACGGCGCGGTGCGCATGGCCCGCGTGTCCTCGGCGGCGGCGCTGGGCGGCGTCGTGTGGGCGGTCGGTGGGCTTGGCTTGCTTGACCGCTATGCCCCCGCGGCGGAGGGCTTTGTGGGCGCTTACTCCGATGTGCTGCGCAAGACCAACCACACCGTCCTTGGCTACAAGGGCGGGCTGCTCTACGGCGTGTACTGCAAGAACATGACCGCGCAGCAGGTCAACGCCTTTTGTCGGGACAAGCTCAAGCTGGAATACGCCGTCATGCTCGACGGCGGGCACGTCGCCGCCATCAACGGCGCGTGTAATAAAATCAACACACAGACGCGGCAGTTCTATGCCGTGCGGTTTCTGTAAAGGAGGCAAAAATGCAAAATCGAATTGCCAATCTTCTCACGGTCAAGAGCATCGTGACCATCGTGCTCACGGCGGTTTTCTCGGTGCTTGCCCTGCGCGGCAGCATCAGCGGGACGGAGTTTCTGACGATCTTCACGACCATCATCGCCTTCTACTTCGGCACGCAGACCGAAAAGAAGAAAAATGAAGAGGTTTCTTGAGACCCTGACCGCGTGGGAGGGGTCCGTGCGCGGCGATGCGGTGCACAAGCGCATCGTGGACGCCTACAACAGCTTTCTGCCCCATCCGCGCGGCTACAAGCTGACCTACACCGACGACTACTGCGCGGCGATGGTGAGCGCGGCGGCGATCCTCTGCGGCCTAACGGAGGTCATTCCCATCGAGTGCAGCTGCGGCGAGCAAATGCGCTGGTATCAAGCGCGCGGCCAATGGATTGAGGACGATGCGCACGTCCCCCAAATCGGCGAGCAGGTGTTTTACTACTGGAACGACCGCAAGGACTACGCCCTCACGGACTGCACCGGCGCGCCCAACCACACGGGCATCGTGACCGCCTGTGACGATCAGAGCTTCACGGTGTTCGAGGGCAACAAGGGTAAAGCTCACGAGTGCGGCTATCGGACGTTGGAAATCAACGGGCGGTATATTCGTGGCTTCGGCGTGCCGAAATACCCCGCGGACAAGACCGTGCTCACACGCGGCGACAAGGGCGCGGAAGTCAAGAAATTGCAGGAATTTCTCAATGTCTGCGGGTACGAGCTGGACGTGGACGGTTCATTCGGCTCCGCGACGCAGAAGGCATGGGGAGAATATGTTTACGCATACCTCGGAAAAATTCTAAATTAACGAAAGGAAAACGGGCGGGAGGCATGCCTCCCCTCGCGTGAGCGCTCTGCAAGCCCCGGCGCACAGCATGGACAAGCAGCACCGAGCGATCCGGGCAAAATTATCCTCTATGGCCCCGCGGCGGGCCGTGGCATACATTCGGTCTTTTGAGCTTCCACCCGACGAAATGGCGTGCCTCGTCGAGTGCGACGTGCGGGGCCGCTCCTGCGTACAGGTGGCATTTGAAATGAACCTGTCGCCGGATACGGTCAAAAAGTATCGCCGAAAGGCGTACCGCAAAATCGCATCGGAAGTCTTTGAATAGGAAAAGAGCTTCACCAAACGGTGAGGCTCTTTTCCTTTATGGGGGGGTATGAATGACGCATGGAGCACGTCGTGACAAAAATAGCATATTCCGTCAGAATCTGCAAGCGCAATCGTTCGACAAATTTCGCCGTACACTTTTCATCCCCTTTTCCGGCACTTTGGGAAAGGGGTTTTCTTGTACCATAGGGGCAGAAAAGGAGGTGCGCTGTATGTACGAACGGCTTTTGGCATTGGGATTCACCGAGCAGATGGCGAGGGATATTTTGGTGCTGTTCCCCGAGCCGGACGAGCTGCGCACCTATGTTTATTTCGCGGAGCTGCTGCATGTATAGCTATTATAATCCGTCGCCTTATGGTAAGAACGTGGGCGACTGCACCGTCCGGGCGATCTCCAAAGCGACCGGGAAAGACTGGGGTGAAACGTATCTCGCGCTCGCCATACAAGGCTACTTGGACGGTGATATGCCGTCGGCCAATGCGACCTGGGGCGCGTATCTGCACTCTCTCGGTTATCGGCGCTACATCGTGCCGGACACCTGTCCGCTGTGCTATACCGTCGGGCAGTTTGCGAACGAGCATCCGCGCGGGACCTATATCCTAGCGCTCTCCGGTCATGTGGTGTGCGTGCAGGACGGGACGATCTTTGACTCGTGGGACAGCAGCAATGAGACTGTGATCTATTTTTGGGTAAAGGAGACTGAATGACATGGCTTTTAATCCGTACTATCAAAACCCTTATTATCCACAGCCGATGCCGGACAACCTTATGCAGATGCGGCAGCAGCAGATGATGCAGCCCGCTCCGCCTCCCGTGCCGCAAAATCCTGTTGCGACCGGCGGCGTGCAATGGGTGAGCAGCGAGCAGGAGGCGAGAGGCTATCTCATCGCGCCCAACTCTGCCGTAGCGTTGTGGGATTCCACCGCCCCCACCGTGTACCTCAAGCAGTCCGATGCAAGCGGGAAGCCGACGCTCAAGATTTACGACCTCGTAGAGCGCGCAGAAACGGCTTCTAACGCGCCGCAAAAGCCGGGCGTGGAATTTGTCACCCGCAAGGAGTTTGACGCGCTGGCGGCGCTTGTGGGCGAATTAAAGGGCAAGAAGAAGCGCAAGGTCGAGGAGGACGAGGACGATGAGTAATCCGTTCATGGCCGCGCTGGGCGGCGGGCAGATGCCGATGGGCAATTTTGCACAGATGGTGCAGCAGTTCAACCAGTTCAAAGAAAATTTCAAGGGCGACCCCAAAGCCGAGGTCGAAAAGCTCTTGCAGAGCGGCAAACTCTCGCAGGCGCAGTTAAACCAGCTTCAGCAGATGGCAAAGCAGTTCAAGCAGCTTTTGGGGTAGTCAATTGCTATAAGCCTGTTTTTTTGTGCGTTTTCCGACTGGTTACCGGCTCGGTGCCTATGCTGTTGTACTTTTCGTACCTCCACATATAGCCATGACAAGTTCTATTCCTGCCTTTTACATTATTTAGGATTTG